GGGCTAACAACGGATCAAATTCAGGAACTCCGTTATGCTGAGGAGCTTCTGGATGTGTCGACTGAAACTCTGACAGGCTCCATGACAAGAATGATCCGGAACATGAACACTGCCCGAAGAGGTACCGGAGACGCAGCAGAGGCATTTCGCAAGTTGAGAATCAAAATAACCGATTCAAATGATCAATTACGAGATTCAGAACAAGTATTCGGCGAGGTAATAGATAAACTTGGGAAAATGAAAAATGAAACTGAGAGAGATGCTATAGCAATGGCCATATTCGGACGCTCTGCCCGGGAACTCAATCCATTGATCGAAAAAGGAAGCGGAGCACTGAAAGAATTTGCTGAACAGGCCCATGAAATGGGTTATGTCATGTCCGGTGATACGCTAGAGGCATTTGGCAGGCTCGATGATGCAATGCAGCTGTGGGATAACCAGGTACAGACACTTAAAAACAGCCTTGCCATGGTGCTCCTGCCTGTGCTAACAGCATTTTTTGAGTTGCTCAATAAAATTGACCCCAAAATCCTTGCAACCGTTGCCATCATAGGCACTATCGCTACAATCGGCATTACAGTAGTTAAGGCGGTAGGCAATATATCGACAGCGTTCAGCGCTATGAATCCGGTCATGCTCAAGACAACAGCAATCATCGTTGGTGTGACGGCTGGACTAATTGCATTAGCTGCCATAATTGCCGTTATTGTTGGCAAATCCCAAGAGCTTGACCGCACGATGCAGGGCATAGGCGCTAGTGTGAGTGGCATGACAAACGTTGTCAACGCAGCGCCTAATCAGGTGCGTTACAGCTATGCATCCGGCATTGACTATGTACCGTCTGATCGCGTGGCACTCATCCACAGAGGTGAGGCGGTTATACCGGCACATGAAAACCCATATAACCCGGCCGCAACTCATGCCCGGGGCGGCGGTGATACATATGTATTGCAGGTAAAAATGTCCGAGGTCGACGAGGTATATAAGCTCGTCGAAGTGTTCAAGGGCCTTAGACAAAAAGAACGAGCAGGGGTGGTGATGGCGTAATGGCACAACATACGATAAACGTTAGCATATTGGGGGATACATACACTGATTTCTACAATCCAAGCACGAATTATGCGTCTGCCGCAAATTTGCACCTAAAATTTATAGGCCTTGATCTGCGGAGCATATATATCAGGGTAGACCTGTCAACAGTGCCCGCGAGAAAGCGCATTGTATCTGCAATTTTGACGCTGTATAAAAACAATGCGACAATCATTGACAACAAACAAATGATCGTACGAGCTTGCATTGATATGCCAATCAACAATATAACTTACGACAACAGCCCCGACATGATACCCGGCAGTAGTGGTAGCTGTATAATATCATCGGCAGGCGTCGGGAATGTTGATTTTGATATCTTAACTGCCCTAACGTCAGCGCTTGCGGCGGGTGTGAGCACTATATGGATCAAGCCTTATAACTCAGACGCAGAGTTAATGATATTTAATTCGCTCGAAGCGGCAAGTAATAAGCCAAGCCTATCAGTTATGTACGAAGATGTCCCTCCGTCTGCTCCGACACCAAATGATCCAATAGGTGACTATAAAGACAATAAAGCTGTAGTGCGGTTTGCATGGCAGTACAACAGCGACGTTGGCGGCACACAAAAAGCCTTTGACCTGCAATGGAGCACAGATCAAGCCAACTGGACAACCGTATCACTGACCACGGCCAACAACTACTATGACATGCCAGCTGATACACTGCCATCAGGCAATATATACTGGCGCGTACGTTGCTATAATGAGTATAATGAGGTTGGACCGTACAGCGATATACAGTCTTTTTACGCTATCGGAGCTCCGACAGCTCCTGTGCTAAATGCGATACCGACCAATACCGCTCGCCCTGTTGTATCATGGTCAGCATTTAGCCAGCAGGTTTACCAGCTGCAGGTGTTGTCCGGCGATATGATAGTCTATGACAGCGGCGTGGTACCCGGCATATCTATCCGCCAGCACAAAATCAAGGCGTGGCTTGAGGATGGGGAATACACGGTGCAGCTCCGAACAAAGGATGAATACGACCTCTGGAGTGATTGGGCCAGCACAACAGTAACGATATCCACAGATAAGCCTGAAAAGCCATCTATTGCATTGCAGCGGTCCGCATATGGTGTGGAGATAACAGGGACCGGCCTTGTATATCGGTCGGACTATGACAAAGATGATTATATTTGCATAGGTACAGCATCAGGAACTTATTTTGACAATGCAGTCCGAAGTAAAGTTGAGTATAAATACTTTATCCGCGCTGTATCAGAAAATGATACATTTGAGGATAGCGATATAAAATTTATCCAGGCTGAATTTCAGCATGCTTTAATTGCACCTGTGTCGGATTTGAGCAACGTATTTGCTTTTACCCGCAGCCTTAATTCACCACCGAAACGGACATACAATCATCAGCCCGGTGGGGCATTTGTCGAGTATGCAGGACGCAAGCATCCGGTGTGGGAGCCGACAGAGCATGTATCGGCAGCGTGGGCAATGTCATTTTTCCTCAAATCGTGGGAAGATGTTGAAGCCTTTATTGCTCTCGTTGATCGCAAGGAGACTGTGCTTTACAGAGATGCCCGAGGCCGCAAGGTATACGGCATACTCAGCAATCTGACAGTCAATGACGAGAGAAGCGGCTACACTGTGGGCTTTACTCTCACTGAGGTCGACTACATCGAGGGAGTTGATGTGTAATGCTTGACCTTGCAGTAAACGGATACACAGCAGAGCAGGTCATGGATTGCCTCCATGGCCGGAGCGGGAGCAGGGGGAAAGTGACGTTTAGGTATGAACTCTTGAGCAAGGAGGACGTGAAGCTGGGCGAGTTACAAGCACAGCCCGGCAGGGTGGCGATGAACAGTCTGGCTGAGATAAAAAGAACGGCAGTATTCCAGATAACCGAGCAGGAAGGCAAGGACATAGACTGGCTGAGTGATCGTATCCGGCCAGTCTTTTGTTTGACCATGCCAGATGGCGGCATGATTGAATGGCCGCTGGGTGTGTTTATCTTGTCCAGCCCGACCAGGAAGGATGAGAACAAGCAAGTCAAGCGCTCCATTGAGGCATACGACAGCTCACTTATTCTGAGGGAGGATAAGTTTATAGACCGCTATGTGATAGAAGCAGGAACGAAGTACACCGATGCAATCATCGACATACTAAACGATGCCGGTATATGGAAGATAAACATCATCGACCACCCCGGCACGCTGGCAACCGACAGGGAGTTTGAGATAGGCACGACAAAGCTATTTGCAGTCAATGAACTGCTGGCGGCCATTAACTATACATCACTCTGGGTTGACGAGAACGGATACTTTATGGCTGCACCGTATGTGCTTCCATCTAGCCGCGATCCGGAATACGAATACAGAACAGACGATCTCAGCATCATCCACCCGGACAGCGGCGTGGAAGAACTTGACCTTTTCGGTGTGCCAAATAAATGGGTACGGTATGTCAGCAATCCGGATCGCAACATAGTCCTCAGGAGCGAATATATCAACGACCTATCCGCAAGCCCGACCAGCACGATCAACCGGGGCCGGACAATCGTCGATATCGACAGTGTGGAGGATATATACGATCAGGCAACGCTGGATGAGTATGTCAAGCGTATAGCGTACAACGCCAGCCAGGTATATGGCAAATTTGATTTTGTCACGGCGCTGATGCCGCATCATAGCTACTACAATTGCCTATTCGTGGAGTATGGTCCGCTCGGCATATCTCACAAATATATGGAGTCATCCTGGACGATGGATCTCCATGCTAATGGAGTAATGAGACATAGCTGCAGGAGGGTGATACAAATATGAGTGAGTACAAACTTGGCACTGTGACATCCACAAGCGGCGGTGTGTTTGTGCGATTCGATGGCGAGACCACCGCCAGTCAAAAATCATATAAACGCCTTGCAAGCTATAGCAGCCCGACCGTTTCCGACCGGGTTTTGCTTGTTAAGGTTGGCGGTACATATGTGATTATAGGCAAAATCGTATAGGGAGGGATTTAATTGATAACGAGAAACTTTGAAATAACAATCCGCATACCCGAACAAAACTACATTCCAACATTGTTCCAAGTTGTGGAAAATGACAATGATGTATATAACCTGACTATCCACATTACAGACGGTATAAACGAAATTGATTATAGTCAGGTGTCAAGCGCAACCATAACCTTTGCCCTGGCAAATGGGGCTGTAGTCCAGAGCGACCCGGAGAGGCTGACTGTATCTGCGACCGGAATAATCTACCAGATGGGCACCAGCGAGATAGCATGTCCGGGGAAAGTGACGGCCAGCATCCAGCTTTTTGGCGAGGACGGAGAGCGGCTGACCACAGCCAGGTTCCAATTTGAGGTTGTGGCCGACCTGATCACACCCGGTGCTGTACAAAGCGAGTCACGATTCCCAATATTGCAACAGTTGGTGGCTGATGTCGAGCAACTGAAGCAGGATATTGTGGATCTGCAGATACCCGACAATTCCATCATGGATGAAAAGTTATCAAATGCGGCTGGACAAATCAAGCAGCGGTTTGCGTCGCATATGGCAGATTATGCGTCCGCACATGGCGGCACATATCACAAGAATCTCCTCCATAACTGGGATTTTCGGAACCCTGTGAATCAGAGAGGTTTTACGTCTACTACAAACGCAGGCTATACGATAGACAGATGGCGACTTACTTCATCAGGACACACAGTTGAGGTAGTATCGGATGGGATTAAATTGATTGCGGGTAAAAACGCCAGTTTAAATAATTGCTTTGTGCAATTAGTAGAAAATTATTCGAGTTTCGTAGGTGTTCCGCTCACGTTAAGTATACATATTGTAGAAAACACATTAACTCGAGGTTGTAACCTAAGATGGAACGACTATGCCAGTCCTGTAATTATGGGGACAGGATATTTTTCCTATACGTTTACGTTCTCCTCGTT